GACCCGGCGGCGGCGTCGCCCGGGTTGGTCCACCGGAACCCGTCCGAGGCGCCCTGTATGGCTTTGACGTAGTCGGCTGTTACGGCCGACTCGGACAGGGTGGCGAGACCGGAGGGGAACAGGAACCGGCCCCGGGAGTCGTAGTCGCGGTACGACTCGTGCGGGACCCGGCGCCACCCGCCGAACTCGATCCAGCCGCCGTAGCGGGTGCCGGAGTCGCCCAGGTCGACCTCCCCGCCGGTGCGCAGCGGGCGTTGGCGGACGGTGGCGGCCAACCGTCCGGTGTTCTGCGGCAGGGCGCCGCGGGTGAGGGCGGCGACGGGGGCGACGGCGGCCATCCCGGCGGCCGACATGGCCTTGTCGATCGGCCCGCCCGGCTTGTACAGGGCCTGCCAGTCGCGTTGGAGGGCGGCCAGGCCGACGGCGGTGACGGCGGTGGGCATCAGGCCTTCCCGGCCACCCACGCCGTCCCCGACCAGTGGTTGGCCAGCAGGTCGGCGGTGATCACATACGACCCGGTGGCCCAAGCGGTAGTCGGGGTGGCGGTGATGCCAGTCAGGGCGGCCAGGTTGGCCGGCACCGACGCCCCCGACGGCGTGAAATAGCCGGGCGCCCCGGAAGTGGCCCCGGCGGCGGCGACAGCCCCGTAGTCGATCGACGGCGGGCCGGTCAGGTTCCAATCGATGGCGCACTCACTAGCGGCCCCGGCGTCGCCCATCATCAACGGGAACGGCTGGGGGATCACCATCCCCGAGATCGTCGGGTTGGTGGCCGACGCGGCCGAGTTGTAATAGGGGCGGGCCTTGAAGTTCACCGGGGTCTGGGAAGCCTGGTAGGCGGTCAGGGCGGCGTTCAGGGTGGCGAACACCGACCCGGCGCTGAAGTCCTGGTTGAACGTGACCCGAAGGTGGTACTTGGTAACGCCCGGGTAGTCGGTCTCGTTACAGAAACTCGTTACCGTGACCAGCTTGTTCTCGGGGAAGCCGGCTTCGAGGTGTTTGACGGTGCAACGCAGATTTACCCCGCCCAGCTCGAAGTAGCAGTTGTTCATGATCAGCGGGTTGACCGGCGGCGGCGTCGGATCCCCCGCCGCGGTCAGGCTGATCTCCGGGGGGGCTGCGGTTGCGTTAGCCATTTCGGCTTCCTTTCACATTCGGACCAGTAGGACCAGCTCGACGTACAGCAACTGGACGCCGCCCGCCCCGGTGACGTTGCGCCAGTTGCGTTCCTGCTCACAGTGGGCGGAGACGACCGCCCCGCCCAGGGTGGGGTCGGCGTCGAGCGCTTTGCGGCAGGCGTCGCGGATGGCGTCGATCAGGTCCTCGGTTTCGGTGCCACCCACGATGGCCACGGGCAGGGTGGCTTCGTCGATCCCGAAGGCGGCGGTGGCGTAGGCGACGACCTGGGGGCGCATCACCACCACGCACATCGGGTTGAGCGTGTTGGGCGGGGAGTCGTGGATCTGCACGCCCGGGTTCGCCGCCCCGAGCACGGTGACGAGGGCGTCGGCGCAGGTTTGGCGGTGCCAGGTCACCCGAAGACCAGGGCCAGGTAGGGGGCGATCAGCGTTTCGATGTCAGGGTCCTTGGGCCCGACCCGGACCAGGCCCATATCCCCCCACCCGATGGTGCCGTCCACCGAGTCGCGGCGGCGGTACAGGCGCCCGGCTTCCATGACCGCCACCGTGAACAGCGGGTCGGCCAGCCCGCCGGGAGGGGGCTGGCCGCCGGGGGCGAACCCCGGGTCGACCCGGTTGACAACCCAGGCGATGGCGGCGGCGAGCTGCTCGGAGATCACCGTGTCATCGGCGGTGTCCGAACCGAGGCGAAGATAGGCCTTCACGTCGGCCAAGGCAGGCCACGCCGCCGCCATCGTCCTGGGACCTTTCTACTTCCGCCGGGACCGGGTTTCGACGGCCTCGTCGTCGGCCGCCGGCGGTTCGTCGGTGGCGGCAGCTTCGAGCGGCAGCCCACCGGTGGCGGGCGGCACGATCGTGATCCGAGCCCACGCCATCGGGTAGCGGGACAGGACCAGGCCCATGTACCCCCACACCCCCAGCCGGATCGACTCCGGTCCGAGGACCTCTTCGTAGCGGAAGTTGAACGTCGAGGATTCGAGCAGGAGGGCGTCGTCGGCCTTGACCACGTAGGCGGTGTCGCCGGCGAACCAGGTGGTGACCACCGGCAGCCCGGCGATCTGCCCGGCAACGTGCTGGTAGGTCAGCGCGTCGCCAATGCCGCGGGCGTTCATGGGCCCGGCCCAGTTCGACACCACGATCGGCCGGCCGGTGGTGTCCTTCTGGAGCATGGCGTTACCCCAGGCGTTCTCCGACATGAACACCACCGAGGGGGCCATCTTCCGTTTCATGCGGACCCCGGTCCCGGCGATGATCACACCGTCGGGGAGCTGCTGGGGTGGGGCGGTGGTCATGTCGACGGTGATGTTGGCAGCGATGTTCGCCCCGACGAGGGCGTTCATGGCCGTCCACACCGCCGTTTCGATCTGCTCGTTGTAGGCGCCCATGATGTCGGTGTAAACCAGCGAATCGACGGCCGGGTTGGACCCGTCGATCATCTGGCGGGACACATCCACCTTGCCGGTGTAGGTACTTGGAGTTACCACCAACGGCGTCGACGTGAAGCTGCCGTCGACGGGCACGGCGTTCTCTGTGGCCTGCACGCCGACGACCGCCCCGGGGGCGGACTGGACGCCGACGGTCACCGGATTGGCATCGGTGATCCCGATGCGTCGCAGGGTGTCGGCGGTGGGGCGGGCGCCGTGGGCGATCAGGGCGAACTCTTCGAACAGCCAGGTGGGCGGGATGGTGCCGCCCGACCCGCCGGTGGTTGACGCCGCCCGGGTGACCATCTGGGTGTGGCGCTCCAGGCGGGACCGGGCCTCCATGTCCCCGTCGCGTTGGGCGTGGAGCATGTCCCGGAAGAAGCTTTGCCGGAGCTCGGCGGAGGCGTCGGGTTTGCGGTAGATCTCGGCCTCGGAGCGGACCTGGACGACGCCCATGCGCTCCCCGGTCGGTTCCCTCTCGGGCAGATCGGTCAGAGCCGTCAGGGTCGAGTGGCGGCGGTCCTCGATGGAGCGCAGCTCGACGATCCGCTCGCCGAGCGGTTCCATGTCGGCTTTCAGGCCGTCGAGGATGCCCTGCTCGGCGTCGGTGGGGTCGCGGCCCTCGGAGGCGCAACGGTTGAGGATGTCGTCGAAGTCGGCGAAGAGGTGGTTGTAGTCGGCGCCCAGGCGCTCGAGCAGACGGTTCGGCATTGGAACACTCCCGGTTTCGGGGTGCGCCCAGGGCGCGGCGGCGCAGGATCTGTCACCCTGTCGCCGGTTCCGTGTCGGTCCGGTTCCCCCCGTCCAAAGCGGGCGGCTTCGGCTCTGCAGGCTTCGGCTGCTGATGCGGAGTGTAGCCCCCGGCTCAGATGAGCAGGCGGAACCGCTCCCGGTCGCCCTGGTAGCGGTCGAGGCGCACGGAGCGCACGGCGAGCACCGACGCCCCCGCGTACACCGGCTCCGACGTGAGGGCGACGTGGTCGAGGTGCCCGGAGAGGCGTTCGATGACCCCGTCGGCCGTCTTACGAGACCCGGCCCCCGGGTTCGGTTTGAACCCGATCGACAGCCCGGTGATCTCGCCCTCTTTGTACATCGTCAACGCCGCGTTCCCCGCCGGGGTGTCGAAGATCCGCCACGCCCCGTACAGCCCGTCGGGCTGCTCTCGCAGTTCCTCGGTTTTGCCGATATGGGCCCGGCCGGCCAGGCGGGTGTCATGCGAGTCGTACAGCTTCACAAACCCGTTGGTGGCGGCGGCGAGCTGGCGGGAGAACACCCCGGGCACGAACCGCTCCCGGTAGTGGCCGAGGTCGGCGGTCACGTTGTACGGCACCGCCCGCCCGTACATCAGTCGGCCGTCGCCCTGCACGGTCAGGTCCCGGACCTCCATGACCAGGGCGAAGGTGCGCTGCTGGTAGCCGAGGGCGTCGGCCGGGAGCGGTGCCGGTCGAGAGCGACCCGAACCGGCCGAGCCCTCATAAGCGCCCGTCCCGCTGCCTATGTCGGGGTGGGCGCCGGCCATCTTCTTGGCCTTCATCATCGCCTCCATGCGCTGCGAGGCGGTGAGCGTCGACGCCTGGGGGATACGCGCTAACGCGTTGTTGATGTGGGCGGCGTCCGGCTTCCCCGAG